AATACATTCAAGACACCTTTGAGTACAAAGCCTACGCAACTGTGCTTGCACTAATGGTAGAAAACTACACACTTAATCAATTCAGTAAAATGGGTGGATACTCATTCTCTGAATGGAAACAGGAGTATCTTAAAGATGTCAAAACTACGGATTGATATACGATGTGTTGAATACTACGATATTGATTTATATTGTGATCTACCATATGAATTTACACAAGAAGATATTTATGATGTATACTCTAATGGATACGGTGAAATAGCTGTAGAACTAACACAAGACTCTAGTAAAGAATTTATGAAACTTGCTAGACGCGATGATTTGTTTTCTTCCAATGACTGGAAAGAACACATTACTGGATCTGGTAACATGTACTTAACAATCAATCTACCACATGATTGGGATTTCTATCAAGCATCTGTAAGTGAATGGCAAGATGGTAAACTAAGTGTAAAGCTAAGAGCACTACATGATGATATGGAATGCTATGAAATCGATCACGAAGTCAACGAATGGGAAGAAGAATAAACATGTATATAGTTGCTTGGCAAGTCAAACAAACAATTGACAACAAACCCACACTTGTAGATCACTGGCAAGTATCTCAAGATTGGTCACATGCATCTGTAATGTACGATATAATCATGCATGAAAATGATGATGTAAACTGTGCTGCTATATCAAAAATTGTAATTGGTACAGAACCACACTGGTATGAAAACCACGACTACTCATTTGATCAAACCAATAATGTGGAAGATTTGTAATGACTGAAAATAAAACACTATGGCTACAACTTACACCTATTGAAGCTAATGCGTTAATGGTAATGCTTGATGGTGAAATGGAAAGTAGATTTATGTATGAAGGTATTGACCTAAAGGAATGGGAAACACTGGACTTAGAAGCATATAAAATCCTAGCCTTCCATAAATACAAAACATGGTATACAGGGAACTGTCAATGACTAAGAAAAAAATAAAGTCAGAATATGAAATTACCAAAGAACAAGCCAGTACCACATGGAAAAACATGACACCTAAACAGCAACAGGCTGTACTGGAAATGCTACACGCTTTCGTACCTATCAGACAATCAGTATCTGAATTATGTGATATTAGCTACGATGATCTACGCAACATGGATCAGGCATGGCATGTGATGAAGCGTCTGATTGTTGATGACAATGTTGAAGTAAAATACTGGAGTTATTAAAATGTACCAACATGAAGTATATATCCCATGTGCAGTAGGTAGACAAACCTTTGAAGATGCTAAAACACTTCTAACTAATATTCACGGTGGATGCACAGCATACAACGGTGTTGGTCACTGGAACAATGAAGGTACTAATACTGATGGCACCACTAACTCTGTTCAAATGCGTGAAGAAGTCTGGGTTGTTCGTGTTGTATCTGATGACCCAACTTTCTCTGGTCTCAATTTAATTGAAGCAGAACTATTCAAACGTAATGAAGAATGTGTTATGTCAACGACTCAAGAGATATCAATGAGATTTAATTATGCTTGATAAACATGTGTACACACGTAAAGATGGTGGTGAAACTTGGTGTTACGGTGTCATTGAAGAAAATAGTAACTTCGCTATTGTATGTGATGACGAAAACCAAGATGGTATCTGGTGTGGTGATCTTGAATTTATACCAGAAAACTGGGATCAAGTCTGTAGATACCTTGAAGAAAACTATGATCCAAACATTGAACAAATCGAGGTTGTGTGATAATGTTTGACCCTGATAAAACATATGGTATAACTGTTTGGGATATGTCGGTAGCTGTAGTGGATGTTGAAGCTGATGATTACATTCGTAATAAGGATGGTAGTATCAAGCTGTTTAACATACCCCACTTTGACTACTCATACATCTGTGATGGAATAGATGTGGATGACCTATATGAACGTGATGAAGGAGATACTTACAATGACTAAACAAGACTTTGAGTTCTTTGCTAAGTTCGCTGTAGATCACGATCTATCAGACAAAGCTATCGATCAACTACTAGAGTTATTCATTGCTCGCAACGATAGGTTCTCACAGAAAATGTGGTGGAAACGTTTCCATTACTTGGAGAAACAAAATGGGTAAACTAAAAGAAATACATATGAGTATCCAAGAAATGGTAGACCAAGAAGTTTACAATGAATGGGTAATGGTCGAAGACTATATTGCAGAATCAAAAGAGTATATCAAAGTGCATGTAAAAGACCTTATCAATTTCGAACTACAAAACATTGGACTGTCCATGTCACAAGAAGAAATCCAAGATATGGTGGAAGACGCAATCAATTCAATTTATGGGGTATAATATGAAACTACGATTTGATGTATACACTTATGATATCAAAGATGCAAAAACAGCATTCGGTGATCTAACGGTATACTGTAAAGACCTAACACTAACTAAAGGTAAACGTTACAATAGTGACACTGAACACTACAATGTGTTTGGTTGTATTGACACAGCAGACATTGCAGTATTACACGATGCCTTTTCAGGATCATTTGTCGATGACTCTTGTGATCTGTAATGGTGGAAGCTAATATAGAAAACGTATACGCTGAAGCCGATGGTAAAATTGCCATTGACTTCGGTGGTGAAGAAGTGCTTCTCACACATGATGAAGCTATCGGACTATACATTGACCTAGGCTTCGTACTGCAAGACCTAGATGCTACATTTACAACTCAATAGAAAGTTATTATTATGCAAAAAGCAATCACAGCTAAAATTATTGTAAACCCTATTGGTCGCCAGAACCTGCAGTTTCGCCGTACAACTAATCAATACGGCCCCAAAGGTTCTTTCTCAAGCAACCAAGGGTACTTATCTGTATCACGGTTAGCTGCAGGTAGCCCTAACGGTACTGGCGGTAACTTCTGCAGTCGCCCTAAAGCATAACCAAAAATCCCCTTAGGTACAACTTAATGTATCTAAGGGGATTCTTTGTTTTTATTTTAAGTAACCGACAAAACGCATATGCATCTTTTTTGGGTAACCGACAAAATGCATTAGTGTCGTGGTTGCGACTGATCAGATGCTGCTTGATCCAAAAGCTCTTGCAGTTCCTCATCAGACAAATCTTCAGCACTGATCTCAACATTGGTCTGATCAATACGCGCAAGCTTAGGTGCTTCAAACTCTGCAAGAGTCTTTGCAATTTCTAATGCTGTGTCCAAGTCATCCTTGGCTACCGCTTTAATCATCATAATCTTAAGAACATCTAAAGATGTCATGTCAGTTGAATCAAGAACATCTGTCTTATACAGCTTCCATTCAGTCATAGACATCTTAGCAGCTTCACGTGCTTCTTTGTTAGCATTACGTGTAGCCACACCTTTCTTTTGGGCTTCCCTTGCAGACTCTGAAGTCCAATTAGGATGTAAATTCTTTAAGCTCTTTTTATTAAAAGGCATTGTCTTCTCCATAAATTCTATATACCCCTTATAGGTATATCTTTTATGCCGAGGACAAGCCTCGTCATCAATAAGCTAATTAACTCTATAAGGGGTATATATAAACAACATGAAATTTAATGAGTATCAAACTAAAGCTATTACTACAGCTGTCTATCCAAAACATCAAGCACTTCCGTACTTGGCATTAGGTTTGTCAGGAGAGGCTGCAGAGGTCGCAAACAAAGTGAAGAAAATTATTCGCGGAGATTACGACAATGACCCAACAAAAGCAGAAGAAGCCCTGGCATCTATTAGTAAAGAACTTGGTGATACTCTTTGGTATCTCGCTGTTCTTGCCAACGAACTGGGTGATGACTTGTCTGTTATTGCTGCTGCTAATCTGGATAAACTAGCAGCAAGAGCAGAAGCAAATACAATTAAAGGATCAGGAGATGAACGTTAACCATGAACCTCATGAAGCATTTATGAAAAGGATGAGTAAAGAAATGGATGCTAAATCAAGACAAGTGGATGGTAACCACTATCAACTGCCAATACAACCAATAGATTTCATTGTTAAAAACAATATACCATTCAGAGAAGCAAACGTTATCAAGTATATCGTTAGGCATCAGAATAAAAATGGTAAGAAAGATATTGAAAAAGCTATGCACTATTTACAAATGATACTGGAGGATTATGATGTTACTACATGAGTTTTATAGTGACGATGATTGTTCACGTGGTGATTCAAGCTATCGTAAAGCATGTGTGTTCAAAGAACCTGATGGTTCATACACTGTAACAATGATTCAAGATACAGCTATCATTGAAGAACGTAACATCAAAGGACACTCAGAGAGATATGCAGAGGACTGTGCAGAAAACTGGGTACTTGGTGTAATCCCGTGAAACAAAACAGAAACTTAAAAGATCACATAACAGATAAACCTTTTAAGAAAATAAAATGTATAAAGTGTAACACAGAATTTTCTGTTATGGCTATTGATAATAAATTTAAAGTTTGTCCCATATGCGACATTCAGAAAGAAAATAATGTTGGATGAAAACGTAAGTAAAACAGTAAAGAAAATCAGAAGGCGTAGAGAAATACTTGATAGATATAAACTAGGTAAGGGTTGTATCGATTGTGGTTACAATCATAACCCGTATGCTCTTCAGTGGGATCACAGAGATCCACAAGATAAAATATTTACACCTCACAGAATGGCTTCTTACAGTATTAAAAACATTATACTTGAAGCCCGTAAGTGCGACATACGTTGCGCTAACTGTCACACAATCAGATCAGTGGAAGAAAAACACTATCTAGAAAGAAAAGCTTATGAAATTAGTATATGATATTGAAACAGACGGTATCGATGCAACTAAAGTATGGTGCCTTGTAGCATACAATCTAGATACAAAATCTACATACAAATTTAGTGACTACGATGATTCTCTTCCAGGAATGGATGATGCCTGTATGTTACTAAACAATGCAGAAGTCCTTGTTGGTCACAATATTATTGGATTTGATAATTTAGTTATGGAAAACCTGTATGGTTTAAAACTAAATAACAAAAAGATCTACGACACTTGGGTTATGTCTCAAGTATTGCAATACAAAAGACCACACAAGCATGGACTAGCAGGATGGGGTGAATACCTTAACAACTCAAAGATCTCATTTGATGATTGGGAAAAGTATTCTAAAGAAATGCTTCGTTACTGTGTACAAGACGTAATGTTGAACGTAAATGTGTTTAATCATCTTATGGAAGAGTACAAACGGATTGCTGCTAAACGTCCTACCATCAAAGAAGGTTTACTTATCGAGCATGATACAGCTAAGTTCAACGCTCGTGTTAAGACTCGTGGCTGGAACTTTGACAAGACTAAAGCAAAAGCTAACTTAAAACTTATGGAAACTCGTATGTCTGAGATTGAAAAAGAGTTACATCCTAAGTTGGGGACACATAAAGTATACACTGATAAGATTAAAAAGTTGCCTAAATTCAAAAAGAATGGTGAGTACACTTCTGTTACTGCTCGTTTACTATCAGACTTTTATGGTAAAGAAATTAAGGTAACTGATACACATGTACATGCTGCAGGTGAATACTTTCAACGTTACACAGTAGAACAAATAACACTTGGCTCTATGGAACTTGTTAAAGATTGGTTACTGACTATTGGATGGAAACCTGACGAATACAATCGTAAGAAAGTAGGTCGTGAATGGGTAACCGTAGGACCTAAAATTACTGATACATCTCTAGCAAAACTTGGTGATATCGGTAAAATGATCAGCGAATATTA